TGTTTGTTGTGCAAGGTTTTGTGACTGGTTCAGTAAGGGATTACCAGCAACAGCTCTAGCTGTAGCTAAATCTAATGAAGCATTGGTAGCCGCAGACGGATCTACATAGGTGTTATTAGGGAAGAAGTTTGGTGTATCAGATTGAAATAAATCTTGTCCATAGTTAATGGCTTGGTCTAAGTATGGTCTAATGAACTCTGATGGTTCAGCAGATGATGTAGTTGTTACGTTTTGTGGTGATGATCCTTTTGACATTTTTATATTTCCTTATTTAGTAAGTATGCTTTAACTCTAAATCCTTTCAATTTTCTAACCCAACCTTTTCGCCCAGCGACTTCAAGGTGTGTGCAATTTTCTCTTTTTGCAAATTTTTCTATAACTATTTGTATTTCTTCTAACCAATTCTCTAGGTTAGTGCCTCCAGCTAAAAAGTATCGTAGTACCTTAGACTGAGGATATTGTGCTATTTCTGTTACTACAGCACTTTCTACTTTATCGTTATGCCAACTAATAAATAATTGCATACGATCATTAGCTAATCCGTACAATATATCTTTTATACTGTAAGTTTTGTCTAATGCTTTTTCTAGTAATGGAGCGACTTGACTCCAAATAAATTCAACATCTTCACTAGGTACTCTAGTTACTATATTACCCAATGACACAGTATGATAAGTTTTGGTCAGAGTTTCCTGAACTCGCATGAGTTAAAGTTGCACTACCACTAGCTCTAGCAGAAACATGAAGTCCATTAAGACCTGTTCTGCCATTAGCTGATGTTGGCATAAAGACAATAACAGAATTACCACCAATACGAGCATCTGTAAGTGTTGTAGTCGTTTGGTTTGCTCTCAGTGTAATTGATCCTGTGCTATTAAGTTTACCATTAATAGTATTGTTTAATGATGTTGAAACTAATCTTAAATGTTGTTCAGTATCAGGTATTGATAAAGGAACTGTGGGAAACTGATTATCTGCCACCTTCAGGTCTCGCTTCTATATCAACTCCTGACATGGTGTTAAAGTTCCCTGTCACATTTACCCTGATACGATGATACCTAGAGGTAGATCGTAAAGGACAAGTACCAGTATCGTTAGTATTAGTAGTAGTACCAGTTGTTGTTGTATCAAGTTGTGATTGCCTTGTAATAGGAGTTATAGTTACGGAAGTGTTTGTTGTTCCATCAACAATAGGTCTGCAATTAATAAGAGTTGATCTTTTACCTTTTGCACCTTCAAACTCAGTTGTATCTACAGTTGCTGATAAACTGTTTGCAATAAATTTTCCAAACTTATTATCAGAGTTAAATCCAGCTAGACCAACAATACCTTCTTTGTAAAAGTAAGAGTCTAATGATTTTGGTAAGTTATCTAAGTCACCTAATACATCTAAACTTTCTAATGTTGTAAATGCTTCTTGTGAAGCACTAGCAATAAACTCTAAGTCTTGATCGCTACCTGTACTCCATTTATCTACTGCGTAGTTGTAGATTAATAATTTGTTATTAGTTGTTCCTGTAGCACCCGATCCACGATAAGACCATACAACAATACTATTGTTAGGATCGACAGCAGATGTAATACCATCAAGGTTGGAAGATAAATCATCAAAGAAAAAGTTATCTACTTTACCATTTCCTATTGGTGTTAGTTGTTGTCCACCAGTTAGTTTGTAAAAACCATCTTGTGCTAAAAAGAAAACCATGTTTCCATAAGAAGCTACTGACTTAGGTGCAAATGCTCCAATGTTATCTGCTATTTTATTAAACTGAAAGATTAATGGAGTACCTACATATTCCATTCTGTAGATAGCTTTTTCCATAAAGATCACACCAGCAGATTCACCACCGACTATTGCTTGGATATTACCATGTGATCCTACAATATCTTGAAAGCCTGATTGTGTTGCTTGGCTTGGTGTCCAAGTAGAGCTGTCATTAATACCTGACCATTTAACTCTTTGGTTATAAACTGTACCTGACTCGTTTGTATAACCTGATACAACAAAGTCTCTTATAACTGCGATGTATTTTGCTTTTAGAGCTACAAGATCACTAAAGGCACTATCTGTTCCTTCATCAAACTTTTGTATGTTGTCTGCAAAGTTTGTAGCAATTATGTTTGTACCAAACTGTGTAAAAGCCCAAAAGTCTCTAGCGTTTTCTGTAGTAGAATTACTATATCCCCCAGCTTTACTTTTATCTATAAAGACCAAAGAGGAGTTCATTTGATATAATTTAGTAGCATCACCAGCATAGTTAGTAGAACCACTGGCACTAAAACTTGTAAATAAACCTACTGCACTTCCTGTTAAACCTGTTCCGCTAAGTGCCTGAAAACCAGCTAGGCTTTTATAACCTTTTGCAAGAGGTAATACATTATCAACTACTAAAGCACCTGAGTTCTCGTAAGTAGGTAAGTCAGCTTGTAAATCGCCAAACTCAATCATTTATGCCACCTGTGGTGTGGACATCTGTAAAGGTGAAGTTGTTGTTGATCCTCTTGATGATGTTTCATTAGCATTTTTTAATGCTTCTTTATACAAAGCCGCCCAAGTATTTATCCTCTCGTCTTGCATAATAAATGGTGCTGACTCTGCCAGTGATCCATATAAATACAATTCAGGATAGTTTGTTAATATTGTGTTTGTTGTATTGCTGTCTGTAAGTGCATCAATCTTTTTATAATAATTAATTTGTAAGGTAGTAGCTGAATCAGGTGCTACTCCTAAAAGAATATTTGTACCGACAATTGTAAAATATGTAGGTTTGCCTCGAGACTGACTTGCATTATATTTATTGTAAAAATCACTATTGTTTATAAATCTTAAAGTACAGTAAGGATTACTTTGAAATATTACTGTGGTTGCCTCTACATACCCTGTAGGTAGTGCGTACCCTTGTGTACCAGCAACTGTTGTAGTTGTAGTATCAGTGTTGACCATTTCTCTAACTCGTAACTCTCTATTAAGTCTAGCTTCAGTTAAAGTAATAAAGTCACCAAGATATGCTGTGAGATCACTTCTATTAAGATAGTTTGCAATAGTAGTTTTTAAATTAGTGTATGTGTCTAATGCCATTATAAGTTACCTGTATATATTCTGAAATGTCTATTATCTGAGTCATTTAACCATCTAAAAAATTTCGGTTTATCTAGGACTTTACCATTGTAATTTAGTATTCCTTTTTTAGCTAACTGATGTACGACAATATTTGGTAGTCTAGCTACTCGATAACCTTTTTCGTTCATCATAGCTTTTGACTTATATGCACCTTCGTTTTGTGCAACTTTGTTTGCGTCTAAAATTTCTTTTATAGATGCTTGGTCTTGATAGTTTTCAATATGAATTTTATTCTCTGCTTCATCAACAATAAGATTAGTTTTGACAACTGATCCATCGTTAGGTTCGTTAAGAGAGAATTTTGTAGCCATATTACTTTATTGCCTTTGCTATCATTTGGTCGATTGTGCCTTTTATAGATAGACCTTGATTACCCGAAAAACTTAACATCGGATCATATTTTCTGTCACCCATTGATGTCATCTTGGATTGTTTTTTATTACTACCCTTAGAAATCATAGGATCAGATTTTCTTGCACCATCTACCATTTTGCTTAATGGTGATGAGTATTTTGTTTTTTTAAAGATTCCCATTTTTACTCCTTTGTTAATAAAATAGGGGAGCATTAAACTCCCCTATGCCTTTGACTTAATTAATATTAAGCTAAGTTAAATATTCCACATGATGCGTTTGGAGCTTTACAAGTTAAAGTCCATTCAGCAAGTAGTAACTTCTTGTCGGAGTCACCAGTCTTTGCAAGATCAGTAGTTTGGAATGGTCTTAGGAAGTCCACTGACCACATATCCATTTGTAGTACGTTTACTAATGATGCTTTTTGGAATCTATCAGGAACGAAAGCTACTTCTCCGAAATCAGAAACGTAGATATCTGTTGTTCCAATAGATACTTTATCTGTGGCGTCCTTATATTTACTTGCCACACCAGAAAAACCTGAAGCTGTCTGTTTGTGTGCCGCAGTCATAAGAACTGTGTCAGGCTCTCCGCCATTATCAAAACATACTGCTAAAGCACTTTTTAATAGTGCCTCTGAGTATGCTCTTGTAGTTCCGTTACCCGCTGGAGCCGCCGCACCATCACCTGTAGGATCAGTTGTGAGTGATACTTCTAAGAAGTTACCAGCCGCAGTTGAACCGCCATCAGGAATGTTACCGCCATACCATGTATCAACAGAAGCCGCTTTTCTAGCAGTTGTAGCATTACCTGTTACTTTTGCAGTTGATAAACCAACCATAGCGTGTTCCATGTCACGCTTGATTTCTTTACCCATTTTTGCAAGTTGGTAAGCCATTTGCGTACCCATTCCTGCGTTATTTACTGCATCATCAGTACCTGAAATTGTTACTGCTTTGCTAGATATTTGAGTTCTGTTGTTTAGTTTTGTGGTTGCCGCTCTCGCTTCGCCATCGTAGTTGTCACCTTCGATTTGTGCATTTACTCCTACTGCTTTTAAAGCATCGGTTTGCCATTCGTGAAGTGTATTTGTTGCTGTACCTTTTGATGCGTTGCTCATAAAGGGAGTTTCAGTTGGTGAAATTGCGTAGATTACATCAGCTAAATCTTCTCTTATAGAGTTTGCACCATCATAGGTATCAAAAGTATTGGTTGGTTGTGCCATTACTTAGTCCTTTCTATATGTTATTGAGAATACATCTCTCGAAGAACAGATACTGCGTCATTGACTTTACCTGTCTTTTTGAGATTTGCTTTTTTCGATTTCATACGTTTTGCAACATCACTATCATCTTGAATTTTAGGACTAGATGAACTTACTACCTTAGATACTTTAGTAACTTTTTTATTTTTAAGGTTAGCTTTTTTTAACTTATCGTAACGATAAGCATTGGCTAACATGATTACTGATCTATGGTCAACTAACATATTTATTTCTTGATCGGTATAACCAATCTCTTTGGCGTAGTTTGTTAAATTTTTAACAAAGTCTGCACCTTTTTCTTTGTCAGCGTAAATAGGTAATTTTTGAGTAAGAAGTTGTCTTTGCTGTTCGAGGTAAGAATTATATTGTTTTCCTTGTTCCTCTTGCTTTTCAGCCTGTATTCTTTCTTGCTCTTGATTGGACTTCTCTAAAAGTTCTTTCCTACGATCTTGTTCTGCTTTTACACGAACATACTCCGCTGGATCATCTTCATAGAGTCTGTCTAAATCTACCTTTGGTTCACTTGATCTTAATTGTTGTGATAATACTTGAAGTTGTTTTTCGTATTGATCTCGTTTGATTTTAGCCTCCTCGCTCTGCCTAGTGTATTCGTTTTTTAATTCTTCAACACTTTTTCTATCTTGTGATAGCTTTTCGGTTTTACGAGTATAATCGCTTTGTCGAGAATAACCTTTCGTGAGTTCTTCTAGGGTGACTTCTTGTTCTTGTCCATCGACAACAACTTTATAAAGTTCCTGATTACTTTCAGATGGTTGTTCATCTTCAATTTGATCTATAAGTTCTTCATCATTAAAAGCATCTTCGATATTCGTTTCCGAGTCGCTTACTTCTTTCTTTGATTCTTCACTTGCTGATTCCTGAGTCTCTGAGGCGTTCAAATTAAATAAGTTCTTCAGTGCGTCAGCCGCCTCTCCTTGATTGAGAGACTTGGGCGTTGGTGCAACAGACTCTGTTTGAGTCTCTGTTGCAGAGTCCATTACTGGTTGTTCTGCCATATTTTACTCCTGTTATTTTTGTACGATCTTGCCTGTTTCCATAACTGATCGTATTTGCATCAAGACAACCTCTAACATTCTTCTCATGACAAAGATGTTCTCTCGTTGTTCTGAATCTTTTATGTCAGAGTTTAACCATTCGGTATTTAACTCTGATCTAATTTTGTTTACTGCTTCTATAAATATTTCATCTTCAAGTATTCTTTTTGCTTGGTCGCTTCTTTTAATTTCTTTATCTACCACCTAAGAAACCAGCCCTTCCAGTTCCACCAATATTACTTCTAAATTTAAATGGATTAGCTTTTACATTTCTTGCCAATGCGGCTCTGTAAGCATCATCGTTTCTTGTTCGGTTTCCACTTGAATCTTTAGATGTTAATGGACTGGTATATAACAATCCACCTGATAAATCCTCTGCTATTGGTGATCCACCACCTTCACTAGGTTCATTCCTCATCATTTGTTCAACAGCAGTGCCTACTGTCATATTTTGTGATTCCATTTTCTCTTGTGGATCAACCATGTCTCTGCTTACTTGATTATAATATTCTCTAGGATTATAAAATTTAAATAAATCACTACCTACTTTTTTACCATATTGATTATCCATCATATATTGAAGAGCATCATTATATAAATTTTCTCGTCTGTTTGCTCCCCCAGTTAAAGAGTCTAATAATCCTCCACCAATAGCTAATAATGGGCTAATACTTCCAGTTCCTAATCTACCAATATTAGGATCAAACTTTATAAAAGTTCCTTCACCTAATCCTTGTGTAATATAGTCATCTAAAATACTTGATGCACCAAATCCTGTTGTGGGATCTTTTTCCATTTGCCTAATAATAGCATTAGGATCTTTTTCATCAGATGTATCGCTATCGCTTGATACGTCTTGAATAGGAACACAACTTTTTATTACTGGATCATAAATATAACCTTCAGGGCAAGGATCAGTAGGTGATTTATCTTCTTCAGGTGTATCTACAGGTGGTCGAAAAGGATCGACATTCACTCTAAATGGATTAGCTTGTGCTTNACTTGCATATCCACCTGATAAAAAATTATTTATAATATCTTGTGCCGAAGAAGGCATATTAGGGGTTGCCATTATCTTTTAATTCCTTGTTGTAATATTTGTGTTGCTAGTTTTTCTTTTTGTGTATCTTTAGCATCATCTTCTTTAATTAATTGTGATGCTAATTTTTGCTGATCGAGTTCTAACTTTTGTGCTTTCAGTTGTATTTCAGCTTGATCTTTTTGTTGTTGTCTTTGTAAATCTGCTTGTGCTAATTGTATAGCTGGATCAGGTTTTTTTTGTTGCGGTTGTTGTTTTGGCATAGTTTGTGGGTTGTTAAAGAATTGACTTGCGTCTTTGTACCCAGCGTTCTCTAAATATTTCTCTAGGGTGTTATAAATCTTTTGTGGATCTACTATACCCATACCACCAGCACCAATCAGTTTTTCTTGTACTGCAAGAACACGACCTAAGACTTCGAGTCGTTGATCTTGTGATCCTGTACCCAGTCCAACTTGCACTGTTGCGTTGTATCTATCTACCCACTCTCTAGGGTTCATAGGTACAAACTGATTTCGTAATCTAATAATTCTTTCTTGATCTTGGTACTTACAAATTAATGTTAAGATACCTTGAAACATTCTTTTTATGCCTTCACTAAAGTTTCTAGCATACAGCTCTATTCTTTGTGTCGATGCGTTCATCATCACATTTGCACTAGTAGCTGTAGTGTGTGATTTGTTTATTTGATCGGCATCTAATCCCATTTGGACTTTAGAAACACCTGATCTTGATTCACGAATACTATCTACCTTATCAATCATCGCTAATCCTTGACTCATAAAGTTAGGGGAAGCTAGAGGAGTAACAGCGTTAGGCGATTTAACTCTGACTATTCCTCCAGCTCTAGAGGTAAGGAGATCGTCAATGTTTGCTTGTCCATCTACAACTACAGTTCTAGCATTGTTTTGTAGATAGGCGTTATTAAGAGTTTGTCTAAGAAGTGTTGTTTTAATTTCTTGTACATCACCAATTAAATCGTAAATAGACAGACCATAAAATCTGTGTGGCATAGGAATAGCAGTCACCATAGCAAAAGGTATTTGCTCTATTGGTTCATTCTCTAATATTTGATAAGAGTTTTGACCTGTGCCACCAACTACAATGTGTCTAAGTTCTGCTATACCATCGTTATCGTAATCACACTTCATGTAACAATCGACAACTGCAACCCTTGTCAATAAAGGATCTACGTTTTGATAATCTTGAGGCATTTCTTGATCGTCATAGGATCTTCTTGTAACAGCCTCTGTGTTGTAAATTTCTTCGTCAGCTACAGGTAATTCATTGACCATCTTCTTGTCAAAACCTTCACTAATTAATTCTGATCTTGTTTTAAAAACTCTTTGTCCAATAAAGTTGCAATCTTCCATGCTAGTTGCAGTTTTGCTTACTAACATACTTTCAGGTGCTACATTTTCTATGCAAACACGACCATACTCTTTAACTCTCTTAACAGTGACGTTATAAGTCTGCTCTGTAAAGTCTTGAGCGGCTATATCTAGTGTATCTTCATCTCCAATTACTTCTACAACCTCTACTTCGGTGTCTGCTAGTAATGCTTGGTACTCAGCAGTCGTTAAATTTTCATAAGATTCTTGTTTTTGTTCTTTATCTGTTTTCCAATAGTATTTTACAAAGCCATTTTTAGAAATGAGGGCATCTTTAAACAGTGTGTGTAGTATCTGATAGCCATTATTGTCTTTGTTAAAGATATGGTTGATGTAATCTGATGATTGTTCTGCGTAAGCGACATCTTCAGGCATTTGTGGTTCAAATCTGACTATGCTTTCGCCTTGTGTAAAAATTCTCATCATAGAAGGCAGTATGCTTTCGACAACTTCTAAGACATCTTGTGATCTTACCTGTGATTGTCCTTCTACTTCATTACCTAATGGCTCTCCTAAGTAAAACTTAAGGGCATTTTTTCTTTGCTCTGTTAGTTCACCACCATAAAAACCTAGAGAGTTTGTAATTTCTTGTGATATGAGAGATTTTAATCTGTCTTTTGTTAATTTCATACTATTCCTAATCTTGGGTACTTAATTTCTGTTGACCAATTTTTTGTTTCTTGTAATCCTGTGCAAAGATATCTAAATGCGT